TTAGTAATTGTTCAATATGTCAAAAGGTTGGCACTGAAGGGGTTCAGTGCCAACCCCAACTTCAGTGCCAACTAATAATGTTTTAACAAAAAAACAATGATTTTATTGGGACAAAACCCATAAAGAAAAAAGGAGGGGTTTTGTCCCATAGTTTTTACCTGCTATTTATTTGTCAAAAACTTCGCGATAAGTTAGAAAATCAAAAAGAAAAAATCAGCAATTATAAATTGTTATAACAATCATATTTTAATCTTATTTTTCAATAAATTAATTTATTTTACATATTATTTAGTCAGAAATTCAAATTCAAATTAGTCAGTAATTCGAGTATTACTATAAATTTAAAATCTTCACGAAAACTTTTTGACAAATCGCGAAAACTTTTTTGGACATACTCTGTTTTTCTAAGCTTTAACACGGTAACCGTGTCAATCTTTTTGCCGTCTAACTCCAAAACTCACACTAAAACTCACCTATTTTTCTTCGTGACTGCACATAATTTAATCAATGCATAGGTTTTAAAGCATTACTATCACATTGCCTGTGGATAAGTCTGTGGATAACCTGTGGATAAGTCTTGCATTCATAAAATATCTATACTATAATCTATATCAATTATGGCTATATGCGCCTTTAAGCATAGAAGGTACACCCCTTTAGTGTGGTTTTTTTAAAAAGTTTATATACAACTATAGTATATCGGTACACCCCGTCGCGTGGCTCTAGTAGGAGATACAGATGGTTCACAATCTGGAACAAGAAGTGATTCAAGATAATTCTGATAAAGAAGTATCTGAAGAATCAATCGATAATTCTAACGAAAGCACTGAAAGTGTTTCTGAAGATTCTGGAAGTTTTGAAAGTTTATCCGAAGCTGCTGAATCTGCTTCTCTTTCTAATAAAGAGATTGCAAAAATTCGTCAGTCTACAGAGCATAAAATGTCTCGTAAATTTTCGAAGCAATTAGAGGAAAAAGAACGACAAATTGCTGAATTAGAAAAGAAAACAACTGAATTAAGTTCGCCCCCAAATGATGAATCTATTTATGATGAAGCTATTGGTTGGCGTGCAAAAAATATGGGCATTGAAGAATATAAGCATCGTTTAAATGAGATAAATTTGGTTAAGCTTCAACAGCAAAAACAACAAGAGTTTTTAAAACCTATTGAAGAACGAACCGCAAAAATCTCAAAAGATATTGCTGATTTTCAACCGATCATGCAAGAGAGTGTACAAAATGGATTAATAGATCCACGAGTAGTGCTCTTAGCGGGGTCGACTGAAGGTGGCTTGAATGTTCTATATGATTTAGCTAAAAATCGATCTCCAAAACTTCGTGAATTAAAAGATATGTCTGATCTAAGTCTGGCACAAGAGTTGTTAAAGATGTCTATGAATAAGAATATTACACATTCTTTGGCTTCTAAAACAATGTCTGATCATCCGATCGAACCATTGGATGAGAGCCCTCCAAATCAAGTTAGTTATGATGACTTGAATTTTAAGGATGGCTATAAAGAATTTAAAAAACGTAAACGTCAAAAATAGGTGAGGTGATTATATTTACCTCATCTTAACTAATGAGGTAAAATATGACAAATACATTTATTACTGCTGAAAATTTGGGATTGATAGGACGAGAAGCGGCTTATGAATTTAAAAATAACCAAACTTTTTTAGCAACAGCAACTCATACATATGACCATATGTATGATAAAAACACTTATTATAATCCAGGTGACACGGTCCAAGTTAGATTGCCAAATAACTATCTAACGCAGGAAGGTGACACGGTTACGGTACAAGATATTAAAGAACGCAGCATTCCATTGGTTCTTGAACCAATTTTGAGTCTTCCTTTGGCATATACAACCACAGATTTAACTACAGCTATGGGTGGTGGTGTTTCCGAATCATGGAAGAAACGCGTACTATTTCCTGCCGTTAGGTCTTTAGTAAGTACTTTGAATTTGAAAGTTGCTGTTAAAGCAAAAACTCAAACAAACTTATATACTGGCGATGAAGCTGCAAATATTAATGCTTATGCTGTAGTAGATAATGCTGGAGCTGTTTTAGATGAACATTCTTGTAGCAGAAGTTTAAGACGTTATTGTGCTTTAGCTACGCGTCAATCGGCGGCATTAAGACAATCTACAAGTCTTCAAAACAGTTTTGTACAAAGTATAAATAAAGATATTACTTTGAACTCTCAACTCGGAAGATTGGCGGATTTTGATATGTTTAGTGATCAAAGTATCGCTTATCAAGATACCACAGCAGACGCTAGAGCTGGAGTGACGGTTAAGACTAGTGTTGCTTCTGGTGCAACTTCTATTGTGATGACTGGTTTTACAGTATCAACAGCAGGAATTGTTAAAGAAGGGGATGTCTTTAGTTTCACTGGAATTAAAAGTGTAAATCCGATCACTAAAGCAAGTACAGGTCAAGACTTTCAATTAGTAGCAACAGCAGACGCCACCTCAGACAGTGGTGGAGACGCAACTATTTCTGTTTATCCTGCACCTATTTTTGGTGCTACGGAGCCGAACGCTGATATTAATACCCAAATTATAGCAACTACACCAGTTGTATTTGTTGCTGATCATCATGTCAACATGGCATGGTCAGAAGACGGATTGATTGTGGTTTGTCCTCCATTAACACCTCTTGATACACCTTACTGTACTACTATCAAAGACCCTGACACTGGGTATAGTTTGAGATTATCTAAGAGTGCGGAAATTTTGCAGAATAAGAATATTATGAGACTTGATGTGCTGTACGGTATTCGGTGGCTCAATGACCGAGCTGTACGTATATTGTCTTTATAATCTGTTTATCATTTTGGCGTTTATATATCACAATATAAACGCCTTTTTGAGGGGGTGTCATGGCTCAAAAAGTTGCACAATTGATTGAAAAAGCCTATCGAGTCTCGGGTCTTTATAAATTAGATAGAATTTTAGAAGGCAGCAGACAACAAGAAGGTTTAGGAATGCTCAATGATTTGTTAGATAGTTTTTCTGCTTCTCCAAGTCATATCGCTTATTATGATATTTTACAATTTCCTGTGACTTCTTTAAAACAAGAATATGTTTTAGCTCCTAGCGGTGGTGATGTTGTATCTAATCGAGTGATAGAATTAAAGTTTTGTGTGTTGATTAGTTCTGGTGTTCGATATCCTGTTTATGTTGTACAAGACACTGATTATTATAGACAGATTCAATATACATCAGTTAACGCACGTCCAAGATTAGTTTTTTTACAAAACGCTGTTAATCAATCAACAATAAATTTTTTCTATAAACCCGATCGTGATTATACATGCGAAATAAAAGCTAAGTTTGTATTAAACAATTTAGCTTTAAATGATTTTATAACGAATGTACCTAATTATTATATTGAATATTTAAAATATTCATTAGCACGTGATTTATGTATTGAATATATGCCTGCTAACTGGACTCAATTACATGAGAAAAAGTTTGATCTATTATATTCTAACCTTATAAATATTTCAGATTTCAATATGAGTATTATTGAAAATCAATCATTAGGAAATGGTAAAGGTTCTTGGTATGGAACTAATTTGGGAGTGGTTTTATGATGGTTGAATTGCCGATTAATGGGGGATATGAAAAAACAGATCCATTGCAATTTGTACCTGCTGATACTGTCAATTTATATTTGGATATGACCCCTACCAAAGAAACTGTTTTATCTTCAACTGGGGGTTTAAATTTAGAAAATGGAATAAGTTTAGCTACAGAAGGAGCAGTACGACAACTTTATACTTCCAAGTTAACTGAATATCTTTTTGCAGTAGTTGGTAATGTTATTTATGCAATTGACTCTGGGTTAAATTATATTTTTGGGATAAAAATAGGAACAGATCAAGGCTATGTTGGAGTTGCTGAAACTGTTGATGAGATATTAATGGTCGATGGTGTAAAAGGATATCTAATCAATAAAGAAACGTTGGTTTTTACAGAGATAACAGATCCTGATTTTCCATCTTTACCTAAAGATGTTGTAGCTTTTGGTGGTAGATTTTATGTAATAGATAATTCAGCTGTTTATTTTTCAGAAGTTAATAATGGTTTATCGTGGAACACGCTGAATAAATTTAAAATCACTGCTTATCCTGATACCCCTGTTGCTATTAAAACATTGGAAGGGCGTTTGTATGTTTTTGGAACACGCTGTGTAGAACAATGGGTATTACAAGGTGGTTCGTTTCCAGTAGCTAGAGATGAAAGTTCAGTTATTGAGTATGGATGTGCAACAGCTGGCAGCGTTGCAGAATCAAACGGATTTATGTTTTGGTTGGGTTATGATACGGAAGGGGTTACTTCTGTTGTATTAACCGAAGGGGGCAATCCAAGTCGAGTATCTACAACTGAAATAGAGCGTTTGTTTCAAAAATATTCAGTAGTAACAGATGCACGTTCTTTTATGTATTGGATGAATGGTATTTTATTTTATCAAATTAATTTTACCGTTGAAAACGCCTCTTTTATTTTTAATTTAAAAACAAAAAGTTGGACGCGTTTAGTTTATAACGATACCGAACGTCAACGCGGAGATTGTATTGCGCTTTTTAATGGTAAAAATTACATGGGGGATTATGAAAACCCATACATATATGATTTTTCTGTTGATTATCATACAGATAATGGTATTTCTATAAAGAGAAAACGAGTTACCAATGTTTTTTATCCAAATAAAGGTCAACCTTTTATTGCACGTTATTTAAGATTGATTGTCGAACAAGGAGTTGGTTTAGAAAATGGGCAAGATGAAATACCTAAAATATTAGTAAGAATTTCTAGAGATAATGGGGCAACATTTGGTAATCAGGTTCATCTTAATGTTGGTAGATTAGGACAAACCCTGATAAAGACAGAAATTTATCGTCTGGGGTTGTTTGAATATGGAAGTATTGTTTTAGAAATGGAATTTTATAATTTTACAAGATTTAATCTAATTAAAGCTTTCATTGAATTTTCTTAATAAGAAATTTTTAATTAAATTAAATTTAAATAAGAGGTATTTATTTAAAAATGAGCGTTAATCCGTTAATTATTTCTAAAAGTTTAAAACCTTCTTTAGAAAAGATAATTACAGAAAAAAGCCCCAAAACTTTAAAAAATATGGATAGGTGGTTAGATCATGTTTACGGATTAGTAAGATATGGTGAACCTCAATCATCAACCATAGATGTAATTGCGTCTAATGGATTAAATATTTCAACTGATTATAAATTAGTTAATCTTAGGGTTCAAAGTAGCACAAGTGGAAATGTTGTTATAACTAAAGACCCTCAGATTTCTTTTGGAGTTGATGGTCAAACTTTAACTATTGAAGGTAGTGATAATACCAAAACTGTAACTTTAGAAACTGGAAGAGGGTTAAAACTAAAAGGAGCTGCAGATTTTGTATTAGGTCAATACGATGTAATTAATTTTAGATTTAATAAAAATGCGACTGTGTGGGTAGAGCACTCGCTTAGTACAAATTCATAAAATCGAGGTAAATATGTATAATTTTGCACAATTTCTTCCATATTTAGAGCAAATGTTTGCG